TACCGATGCCGAGCTTCGCGTTCGTAATATAAATCTCGCCATCAGCCTTACTACCTTGAATCGCAGGGCGACCAGTTCCGCCGCCAAACACTAATCCATAGTCATCATCGACGTTAATGAAGCCAGCGTTAACGGCCAGTTTTGCGTTTGCTCCTGAGCTTGAGAAGTCGGTTACTCCACCGATGCCGAGTCCTTCTGCTGATGAGTCCCAGTAGAGGTCTGAATCCCCGCCAAAGCTGCCGCCATCATTAAATTGTAGCTGACCTGTTGATCCTGCTGGAGTGCCACCACCGCCACCGCCGCCGCCAGAGTTGGACACCCAACTTAATACGCCATTACCATCAGTCGAAAGCACCTCACCACTTGCGCCATCATCCACAGGGAGGGTTAACGTGTAGCTTGCAGAGGCACTATGCGCGGGAGACTGAATCTTAACGCCGTGGGTATTGTAAGAACAGTTAAGCATAATAGCACCTGCTGTTCCGCTTGTAGTTCCGTCACCCTTAACCTCAATATACCCAGTTCCGTTTGGGTTCAACGCAATGTTACCGTTTGTGGTGCTGGTGTTTATTTCGTTGGAGCCAACATCTAAGTTTCCACCTAGCTGTGGCGTAGTGTCCTCGGATACGTTAGCAATGGCTCCAGCAGCAATGCCGTCCAACTTAGTGTGATCGGCATCTGTAAATGCGTTCGTGTCAGATTCGGCCTCGTAAAGGGACTTAATCTCCGCGCCTGTCTGGTCAGCAGTAGCACTGGCTTCGATGCCATCTAGCTTGCTGTGGTCAGCGTCTGTAAATGCGTTGGTGTCGCTGTTAGACTCGTAAGCCGTTTTTATCTCGCTCGCCGTTTGGTCTGCGGTAGCCCCAGACTCAATGCCATCCAGCTTTGTGTGATCCGCGTCTGTAAATGCGTTTGTATCTGCCTCCCCCTCGTAAGCAGATTTAATCTCAGCACCAGTTTGGTCTGCTGTTGCACTAGCTTCAATGCCATCCAGTTTAGTTTTGTCACCATCAACGAATGCACCTTCAGACGGAGCAGATTGCTTCGCGTCTAACTCCGCTTGAGTCACTTCAGCGTTTAAGGTGGAGCCAGCGAAACTTAACCCGTCTCCCGCTGTAACAGTGTCCTGCTTCGCGTCCAATTCAGCCTGAGTAACCTCAGCGTTTAGGGTGTCGCCAGAAAAGCTAAGTCCATCGCCCGCTGTAACAGTAGCTTGCTTTGCGTCGAGAGACGTTTGCAGGTTAGTCACATCGCTGATCGCGTGCGTGTGGCTGCTGTCTGCTTTGCCGCTTAAAAGATTAGTTACAGTAATCTTTTTGGTTTCGCCAGAAGACGTTACCGATTGGTCACTAACGTCTACAACCGGAACCACATCATTAGATGCTGCCGATGTTAACTCACTTAAATTGGTAATCGTCTTCTTGCCAGCCATTTAAAACCCCCAAGCTTTTTTAATCTGTTTTGTACTAAACTGCGATTTACGCAAAAAGCGTGAGCCTTCCGTTTGCTCAAGCTTGTGATAACCCTGTTTAACTTGTTCCGCAGGTGTCGGAATGCTGACTAAGCTCCCAATGGAAAAGCCTTCATTCACAATCGACCTCTTGTATTTTTTGCCGCCGATGTCAATCGAGTCTGTCCCTCGCGGAACAACCTTCTCGATCACGTCACCCTCATCCGAAACAAAAGAGTAAATAGGCATTAGTAACCTTCTTCTTCGTCTGCTTTCTGAGCAGCAGCCATAAGCTCTGCTTCCATAGCGTCCTCAGACGGTTCTTCAGGTTTTTCTTCCTTCTCGTCATCAGCGTATTCAATCGGCTCGCCACCAGCGGTTTTAAGCTCAACATGAACCATACCGTCTTCGCTTACAGAACGAATCTCGCCCTCGACAACATCCAACGCGACCATATCACCCACTTCAGGAGTAACATCTTGACCGCCCTCATCTTCTGCGGCTAGGGCCGCTACAGGAATCTTAATCATTTTCTTAGAGTGTTTACAGCCGCAATGACCGTGGGCAGCGCGGTTATCCGCGCCACCCACGGCAATCATTACAACCGTACCTTTACTATGCACGGCGACTATTACTACGCAACCGAAGCGGTTTTGCTCCGCATCACGATGTAATGGTTCGGGTTCAAACGCAGGGTAGACCAGAAGGTTTTGAAACCGACATTGGTCACTTGATTCAGCGGATCGCTCTTATCAGCTTCGTCGGTGATAATCACCTTCGGGCTGAACGGAGACTGCGTACCCAGATCAGGCACACCGTAGGCTTGTTGGCCGAGGAACAGGGAAGCGTGAACGTCCTTGTTAGCAGCCAAACCGCCACCACCGGAGTTATCGTAGTCGAAGCGATCATCATCCGCAGAATTAGCGATACCGCTAATGAACGGATTGGTGGTCATCACGAACTTAGCACCGTACAGCGAGCCGACTTCACCCTTATAGAGTTCGCCAACATTGCTGTACTGAGCAGCGTTCAACCACTCATTGATCTTCATGATGTCGCTCAGAACCTGCGGAGAAGCAACACACACATAATGCCCGCTAGTAACGGGGTTAGCGCGGTTTACTTTCAGCTTAGTCACGGCGTCGAGGATTGCTCCAGCGTCAAGCGTGTTGCCCGAAGTGGTAGCCTCAAACGTGGTGTAGTCAGTCCCGCCATCAGCGTACATCTCAGTAAGAGTGTCACTGTTGTCGAGAGCGTTTCCGTCACCATTCTCCTTAGCGTCACCAGCAGCGTTGGAACCAACAAGCACGTTGCGCGTGATGGTGTCCAGATCAAGAGCAGCGTCTTCACCGCAAGTCTTGATGCTTTGTTGCAAGCTGTTGAACAGGTCGGTAGCAGTCAGGATGTCCGTCAGCTTAACGACTTGCCCACGCTGAGTGAGGGCTTTCTCAATCTTCGAAAGCGTCAAAGAACGAGTACCGGAAGGCGCAGTGCCTTCAGTCAGGTTCTCAATCGCGCTGGTCGAAGGTGAGCCGTAGCGAAACATAGTGATAGCCTTGTGACCAGCTTTCGCAGGCAACGGAGCTTTTTCACCGAATTGATCCAACACAAGTGCCTCAACAGCGTAGGACAGCAATTTCTTGCTGAAGAAGTTTTGGTACTGGTTGGAAAGAGTAGAGCTAGTATTTGTAGCCATAATGTTATTCCTATACTAATTAGTCCATAATGGTTCTAACTGTTGTCAGCCTCATAGGCTTTTTGCAAAAGATAGCTGCCTTGATCCTCAACTGACAGTTCGTCAAATGAGGGTGCGCCGCCAACCTTTTCGCTAGTGTAGCCACCATTAAGAGACAGTTTTTTTTCCAGTTTATTATTTGTTTCGGTAAGTTCTTTGTTTTGGGCTTCCAACACATCCGCCCTTTCAGAACCCATTTGCATTTTAGCAAGCTTGACTGCGTGACGCAGACCGTTGCCATCGGGCAAATACACCAAGTCGGGATACTCTTTCAGGAACTGATTTGTTTTTTGAAACAATTCAGTTTCAGGTTTAGTCAGATCAGGGTCATCCCTTTCTAACTCAGACTTAGCTTTAAGAAACGCTTCTTCATGCTGCCTAACAGCTTGCCTTGCGGCTTGCTCTTCTTCAGTTTTTTTGCCTTCTTCGGCAACCGATTTGGCTTTCGCAAGAGTTTCTTTAGCTAACTCACCTTCTCCCTCAAGCTGTAGTTTTTCTGCTGCGGCTATGTACTCGTCAGCAGTGTAACCATCTTTATCCCTGTAAGCCCTGCCCTCGTTGAGATCAGACTGCCTTTCAGCAATCTTTTTCTTCTCTAACTCAAGCTCTTCACGTTCGCGTTTGATCGACTCTTTCTGGAGGTTTATCTCCTTCCAAGTCTTGCTTTTACGCTCTTCGTTCTTGGCCCACTTACTCTTGGCGGGTTCCTCGCTGGCTTCAGGAGGCTCCCCCTCTGTCAATGAACTTACCTGTTCGTCAGCATTTCCATCAGTACTGTCCAGTACTGAAGAGTCCTGACCTTCCGGCGACTCATCTGATGGCTCTTGAGGTTGTTCTTCTTGAACCTCCTCTTTCGGTTCTTCCTGAACTATTTCTAACTCAGGCGTTTCGCCCGCATCTACAGCAGCGTCATACTGCTCGGCAGCGGCCTTCATTTGATCGTCGGTAATTTCGACGGACTCTTCTGGCATAATGCTTCCCAATTAGTGCTTATCCTCGTCCAACAATCGCACCAAATCTGCTAGACGTTGCTGTGGGGTTTTCACTCGTCTGATAATCAACCCCAAACATATCAGACGTAAATTCTTCCGGTTCCTCGATTTCTTTTGCCAGAGCTTCAACCGTGTGAACCGTTGTTCTCACACCATTCGCAAAACCTGCGTTGAATTCAAGTTCTTTTTTACTGGACACTGCTTGTTGGTTCTGTTTGAGAACCATATTAAGTAACACTGCCCTAAACCTCTTACCCTCCGCAGACACTAAGAAACGCCTTAAAGCAGCGGATTCCTGCGCTTTCCACTCAGGCTCCCCAATCCAAGGGATATGCTTAGATAGACGCCACGCAATAGATATGAAGTTAAAAAATCTCATTTATTCTTTTTCCAGCTAATTCGCTCCGGCCCCTTTTTCTTCCGCATCGCGCTATTGCACTGAGACTTAGTTGGCCTACAGGCTGGGTAGCCATCCCGCTTTTCGCCCTTCTGGCGACCACAGGGCTTGCCAGTCTTGCAGTCAATCCAGCCCTTCCCGTCATTACGGGCAAACCATTTATGCAGACTTTCTTTTGCCACTTTTGTTTCCCCAGTTTTTTGCCCCAACCTTACGGCACTTGACTAAAGCACCAGATGCGTAAGCCGAAGGCCAAACCTTGTAGCGTCTCTTAACCTTCTTGGTGCAAGCGTCTTCTTTTTTCTTTTCAGCCATTACCACTTTTTGCACGACCAATATCGTGCTGTCATTTTATCGGTTGCAGTATCGCAGTTATGTCGTGCGCGGAAACTTTTCCGTCTGGCTGGGTCGCTCTTTTTAATCTTCATATTAGCATCGCCAAACCGGAT